AACTTTTTTAAAACTAAAAATGAAAAATAGCAAACCTTAAAAGAACTCTAAAAATTAGTGAAGCACTTATGTTTGTCTTAAGACCTTAAGAAGCAACAGCTAACAAACCGAAGCTAATTTTGATACATTATTTCATGAACTATAATTTAATAACTTAAAACAAAAAACAATGGAAAATCAATTTAAAGTAATAAACAGAAAAACAAAAAAAGAACAAATATTTAATGGTGATGAATTAAGTAATTTTTTTAGAATTGTGTATGATGAAGAAACACATAAAATACATTATTTTAATAAAATGTCAGACTATGCAATAAGCACTTATTATTTAAAAAGATAAATAATAAAGATAGTATATTAAAAATAATTAAAGATAATGATATTGTAATATCAGTAATTGCAGTATCTTTTGTAATATTTGCAACTAAAATTATAATGCAATGGATAAACATATAAGTAACGACTCTTTTAATCCAATTAATTGGAATGGTGAACATGAATATTGTGAATGTTGTGAAGCAATATTAACTTCAAGTGACTGGGATACTATGTGTGTTGAATGTTTTGAAGATATGCAAAATGATATAGAGGAAGGCGAAAATCTAAAATAGAGTAGTCAATTTAAAAAATATAAAAATATGAAAACAAGTAAAATTAAGGAAGTAGCAAACATGAACCCATGGACATCTAACACAGGTAAAAAAATTATTTACCACAGTTTAGTAATGGAAAATGGTGATAAAATTAACATTGGTAAAATGAAAGAACAGCAGGTAGGCTGGGAATTAAGTTATGAAATAACTGAAGAAGGACAGCAAGAATACAACAAAGCAAAGGCAGTATCACCAAATAATTTTGGTGGTGGTTTTAAAGGTGGTGATAATAGGCAAGAATCTATTATTAGACAGTCATCATTAAAATGTGCAGTTGAATATCTTAAAGGTGCTGAAGCTAGTTTAGAAGAAGTATTTGAAGCAGCTGAAAAAATGATATTATGGGTAAATAAAGCAGAAGTTAATAAAGCAGTTAGTGAAGAATTAAATGGTCGTGTACAAATGGATAGACAAGACCAAATAAATGCTTCTAATAATAATGATGATTTACCATTTTAATTATGAAACAAACTGAAGAATTTAATGAAATATTAGACTTGACTTGTAATATATTTAAAATTGATAAAAAAGAATTAATTAGTAAAAACAGGTCAATGCACTTAGCTATACCAAGAAACGCGGCAGCTGTAATTGGTGTTAAAAAAGCAATGTTAAAAAATGAAATTGTAGCTAAAGGTTTAAACAGGCATAGAACCGTAATTTATCATTATTTTAAGAATCATAAACGGTTTTTTAAATATCATAAACCATACGCTAGAGGTTATTTAAAAATACTAAACGCGTATAAAAACATTGATTTATCAAGAAAACAATTTATTGACAAAGATGAATTTAATTTATTTGTTGAAAAGATTAATTTTAAAAATGCAAAAAAACCAGACATTATAATTTCTGTATCTTGCGCAAAATACAATCACAATTTTTTATCTTCATGTTTTAAATTTTCAGATGATATTGAAATTATAAAAGATGCATTTAAAGAATATAAATGTGTTTTTGATTATAATACTTATGAAAGATAAACCCAATTATTATGCAATAATACCTGCAAATGTCAGGTACTCTAGTTTAAAACCTAATGCTAAACTATTATATGGTGAAATTACAGCATTAAGTAATAAGCTAGGTTACTGTTTTGCAAGTAATAGTTATTTTGCAGAATTATATGGTGTTAGTAAAAATACTGTTTCAAGATGGTTAACTGATTTAAAAAAATTAGGATTTATTACAATACAAATAGAACGTAATTCTAACAAAGAAATAACAAAAAGGATTATAGGTATTGACAAAAAAGATGATACCCCTATTGACAAAAAAGGCAAAGGTAATAATACAAGTATTAATACTACAAGTAATAATATATATATAAAGGAAAAATTTATTAATGAAGTTATGTCTTTTGATTATCCAAAAGATATGTTAGATGACTTTATAAATTACTGGACTGAAGGAAAAAAAAGAATGCGCTGGCAGAAACAAAGCACTTTTGAAATAAAACTACGTTTATTGCGTTGGTCTAAAAATCAAAAGAACTGGACTAAACCAAAAACTGCTGTTAGTAAATTAGATGCACAAATTAATGAATGGCAAGAAGCAAAAAAATTATTG